GATCAGGATCGGGATAGAACGTGCTTACCGTTAAGCCAAATTGTAAAACTGGCTGCCACTCCAATTGTCTGTAATAATTACGCTCGAAGCGTACAAATGGGAAATATTTTAGAAGCGTATTCATGCGCTTTGAAAAACGCGCATGTGTACGAAACTCGGTCATTACTTGTCCTTTTTTGTTCTTCCACCTTATCGCATTAGGGAAGACTGCTGTTATAATGTGTTTTCCGACAGAGCTGTAATTTTCATTGTGTATGCGAAAAAACCAACGACCAAAAGATGTGTTGAAAATCCAAACAATGTATTTCTGATATTTCTTGAAAAAATACCTATCCAACATATTTCTGGTCGTCTATCGGCGGATGAGAGAAGCGAGATAGTGATTTATTGAGATATATTCGTATGGCTGACAATGGAGTACCAAAATCAAAAATATAGGTCTTTTCTGACACCTTCTTCATTCTCTTATATTTTTTCTTTTCTTCTTCAATGACAAAATCTCCGTGATAAAATCTCACAAGAACAGATATTTTGAAATCTTCAATAATACGGGATATTTTATAATCTACATACATAGTGATAAAAAGCGAGCTTTATGCCCGCTTTATTTCATCTTTCGGATCGAACTTCTTTGTACAACACCCCAAAAGAATTGACCCCTGCTCAAGATCAAAAAGATGATAGGCTCCTTTTTTAACGATCCATTTCCTTAGCGCGGGTATGTCATGCTCCTCACTATTCCCTATGATAACTCTTTTTGCCTTGCCAATCAATAAAAGAAAAATCTCATCCTTTTTTTTATGGTAATGATCGCCGACAATACAATTATCTTTTGCAATAACTACTTTTGATGTGACAAACTTAGAATCCTCTATCCACTCAATAAGTACCCTTCGATTGTCTTCGTGGGTATAAATCTCCTCTGTCATATTTTTCCAGTTAATTCACTGTCAACCATAATCTTTATGAGATCATTAAAACGAGTATCTACTTTATAACCAAGTACTTTTTCAGCTTTTGAATAGTCTCCTTTAAGTAAGTCAACCTCTGCCGGACGCATGAAGTTCTTATCTATTTCGACATATTTCTTCCAATCTAGCCCTAGATATTCAAACGTAGAAGAAACAAACTCTTCCACAGTGTGGGTTTCTCCTGTTGCTATAACAAAATCATCTGGTTCATCGAGTTGTACCATTTTCCATATCCAATAAACATAGCTTTTCGCGTAGCCCCAGTCTCGTATCGCATCAAGATTGCCAAGATAGAGTTTATCTTGTTTCCCCTGCTTAATGGCTACGGCAGCTTTCACAACCTTCTTTGAGAGGAAATTATCGCCCCTACGAGGGCTTTCATGATTGAATAGTATCCCACAATATATCTTCATCCCATACCCCTCTCGGTATGCTCTAGCAAGATAATAGGTATATGCCTTTGCACAACCATAGGGACTGCGAGGATAGAATGGTGTCGTTTCCTTTTGCGGCACTTCTTGAACCTTTCCAAACATTTCTGATGAACACGCTTGGTATATTTTTATAGTAGGATTGACCACGCGAACTGCCTCAATGATACGCGCGAAGCCAATGCCAGTCACTTCTCCTGTATAGACAGGGATATCGTATGATATGCGAACTTGGCTCATTGCCGCAAAGTTATATATCTCGTCAGGCATTACTTCTTTAATAATCTTTTGAATGTTATTGCCATCAAACAAATCCCCATAATGAAGAAAAAAACGCCTGTTAAAAAGAGCTTCCTGATTGATGAGGTGATCTATCCTATAAGTATTTAAGGAACTGGAACGGCGTAAAACCCCGTGCACTTCGTAATTTTTCTCAAGAAGAAGTTCGGAAAGATAACTTCCGTCCATTCCTGTTACTCCAAAAATAAGAGCTTTCTTATTTTGCAAATCTTCCTTTTTTATCTCTTTTTGCATATTGCATTTCGAGTTTTCTATGCTCGCTATTAGTAAGAATTATTAAATTTTTTATATCATTATTTTTTGGATTACCATCTATATGATGAATGTGTTCTGATGAATTCAATAATCTTTTTAGATATTTTTCCATTATAAGACGATGAATATACTTATCCGTTTTACTATCTCTTAAATATCCATCTGGCCTTGTTTTTATACCACCTTTCCATAAATGATTGTTTTTACCAATGTTCCATTTTGAATAACATTTTCTATTACAAAATTCTCTTCTATCCCAATCCCTGTTTCCTTCTGTCTTTCTTGGAATTATTATTTTCGAACATAATTTACAATTTTTCTTTTCATAAAAAACAATCTTAGCCATATAATTTTAAATAATAAATTCATTCTCAAGGCGGCCAGGTATGCCAATATGGTAATTATACTTCTTTTTTGCCCAATCTTCTTGCCTAAAAGAATGGTTTTTAAGCAGAGCAAGATGATAAAACTTATAAGGAAGTATTTTGACTTTCTTATGTGTTTTCCAATAGAGTGCATTACCTTCATCATCGCAAGGCAAATCACGAGGCCAATCGCCCTCATAATGAAGGCGTTCCGTCCTTTTAAGAAACTTTGAAAACGACTTATTATACCATGATGTATCATAGTGCCATGAGTCTATGAGTTGATAGGGACTGACTGAATAGGCAAGCGTTCCGTCGTCTTTTTCAATCTCTTTAAGGCATAATTCTAGTTGGTCTTGCGGCCACCAGTCATCATCATCCAAAAAGAGTATCCAATCCTGCACGGTTCTATCTACCTGAAATTGTCTTAGTTGGGTGAGTTGTCCTGGTATCGTATATCCATCCTGCATGAATTCTACCTTACCAGGATTGTCGCCTATGAATTCCATCACTTCTTGCAAGGTCCCATCATCGCTTAATTGAGATACAGAAATGAACATTTTATCCATGAGCGATGCCACTTGTCGCAAAACTTTACCGATAAATGGCATTCCTTGTTTTACGATAGTATGTGAACAAATTTTCATATTCCGCAAATTACATTTTCTTTCGTTGTCGCTATATGCCTATATCCATGTTCTAATAGATACGATAAAAACTTATCACTGTTTTTTATATATTCAACACAGACAAGTTTTGTTTTTAGTTTCTCAAGGTCTATTTGTGAAAGTATTTCATAATCCATACCTTCCGCGTCTATTGTTATAAAATCTATCTCCTTAAACTCCTCATCAAGTGAATTGTAAAAACTTTCAAATGTCCTCCCAACTACTAATACGCGAGTCCAAAATATTCTTCCCTCCCACTTTCTCCAGCGATAAAGTTCTTCTTCTTTTATCGTTGAGATGAGAGCAATGTCTTTTTTCTTTAATTTCTTTGAACAGAGCGGGCCTGATTCATGAAGTATGACATTCCCGTCCTTCTCTGTTATGGCGATATTATGAAGTGACACGTTATCATTTCCTTTATAAAGATTCGACAATCTTAAAAAGGCTAATATAGACGGCTCAACCATAATCCCTTTCCATCCAAGTTCTGTGAGTTTTCTTGAATTGCTAAATGTCTTCCCATCATTCGCTCCAATATCCAAAACAGTACCGATATGTCCGTTAAAATAATTGAGGATTATTTCTTCTTCGTTATTTTGGCTATACATAATAAATAGATTGATATTTTTTCAATATCATATTCAGGAATAAGCGGATTAAGAATGGAACGCACAGAATCTTCATTGTAATTCCTTAGATGTTCTTTTGTCTCATCATTCCCCATGCACCCATTAAGAAATGTCATATAGAGCAAGCCGCCATTTTTTGTTTTTTCACTACATTTTTTTATGAGCCAAGAATCATCTTCGACGTGTTCCAAAACATCATTGACGATGACCATATCAAACTCATCTTGAATAATGTTTATATTTTTTATGTCATCCGCAATGCCATAGATGCCATATTCGTTTTTCATTCTTTCAATGGCAATTTTTGACAAGTCTATCCCAAAGAATCGTGATTCAGGTAATATCGTTTTTATGCCATACAAGAGCCGTCCATTGCCGGAACCAATATCAAGAACTGATTTTGGTTTATACATATTCGCGTACCAAAAAGCCCTGTTGACTGAATGTTTATCATGAGGTCGCAAGCCGTAAAATGCTTCATCCCAATACTCTTTCTTTATGACATTTTGGACCGTAGCAGCTATGAAAGACTTTTTATCATCATGCCGCCATTTCGACCAAACAGTATCCCAGTATTCAGGTGTATTGCAGTGTTCTATAATTTCCTTCTCCATAATTGCCATTTATCGTTTAATATCCGTTCATGATTCAATGAGAGGATATGTTGACACTCACTGTAATATCCTAAAAGTTCAGGAACTTTGTGAAATTGTACGAGTATCTCACCTATACCGTTTATCATATCGTTCTCATAGAGGTCTTTTATAATGTCATACTCACAACCCTCACAATTCAATTTCAATACATCGATTTTATATCCATCGAGCCGTTTTGACGCTTTGACGCTTTTCACTTCTATTGGCACACACACTGTTTTTTTATTTTTTTTATACCATGATTCATAAATAGTCGAACCGTCTTCATTGAGATAAAGCAATGGACTTTCAATGTTTGAGAGTGCGCATTCCTCCACAAAAATACGTTCTTCCTTCTTAAATCTTTTTTTAATAACGTCACAATAGACGGGATGTGGTTCAAATATAAGAATTGAACATTTGAACATATCAAACATTCTTTTTGCGTATTCGCCATTATACCCACCAACATCGACAATAAAGGAATTATAATTAAGATTTCTATCATGATGGGCGATAATCGTATCAAGAGACATCTTCATATAATTCTTTTTGCTATAACGAGTATATTGGGGAATCTGTATCGTGTCCTTTTTTCTCCATAGCGTATATAGCTGTGTTTTTGTTTTATAAGTTCAATATAAAATCCAATCTTGGGTAGTATGTCTTGAAACTTTTCCTTGTACCACGCGCTCTTATGATATGCCCAATCAGCTTCTTGTGAACCATAGGCGTGTTTTGCAAGATGCTCCTTGTCAGCCCAGTATTTCTTTTCATTCCATACCTCACAGATTCTTCCAAAATCAGGTGTTTCTACTGTTAATCTTCCGCCAATCATCAGCCATGATTTCCAAAGTTTCAAAACTTCTATTGATTCATCATATCCAAAGTGTTCAAGAAGATGATGAGAGCGCACTTCCTCAAGATTGCTAAATGTCATCGTTCTGAAATCACCAACAATATCAACAAATTGATGCGGCTCTATGTCAATGCGCGTATATCCAGGTACGGGCTTATTTCCACTTCCAATTTCAAGTCTTGTAACATTGGAAATATCTATGCCATTTTTTGTATTCACCCCTGATGTTCCGGTAGGAGCGATAGCCGTGCTTGTCATAAAACTTTTCCTTGTTAAGAGTAGAAATATAATTCCATTGTTTCATATTATGTTCTCGTGTCTTTCCGAAAAGATGGCACGTTCGTATCCGTTTCAGCGTAATTGACGAGAGACCGTTGAGTTTAATACGCCATGCAAAATCCAAATCATCAACACTCCATTCGAATCTCTCATCAAAAATGCCTATCGATTGAAATATATCCATTCTAAATACGGCATTCGGCCCATAAAGCAACGGGACGAATCCTTCATCGTCTTTTGTCATATCAACCGCTTTTTTGAAGACATCCATATCATCCGTTTCAACATATCCACCAGAAACACAATGATTACTTTTCAATGCTTCGCAAACATCTTCGAGCCAACCTTCTGAAAATACGAGATCGTCATTAAACACGCCAAACGCATATCCCTCCCTCTTTGATAAAAGAGGGCGCAATATCTTGTTTATCTCAATAGCTCCGTACGAACTTCCATCGATAATATGAAGAGTAAGTTTTGAGAAATTCTTTGTTGTTTCAAAAAAACTCTTCTTAAAGTTTTCAAGAATATGCGGATATTTTGATTGAACGACAATATGAATGTCAGAATTGATAGTCATGTTTTCTGTTATTATCTTTTCGCAATTCTCCAAGATGATAAAAGTGATTGCTCAATGTATAGCATTTATGAGACCTAATACGGCTTCCGCAAAGAGCAAGTGTTTCAGTACCATAAATACCGCTCCATGAAACAGCATCCGTATTTCTAAAAAGACGTTTGATAATAAGTCCTGATTGGGATGTTTTCTTGCTTATATGAATGAATGGGATTGAAACGATATTGTCGCCCCCGTTTTTTATTACATCGCATATTTCTTCCATTAGTACATCTGGGAATAGTTCGTCATCATCTATTTTGAGAATCCACTCTGATTTTGTTTCTTTCTTCATTTGATTAAGAAGTCGCGTCAATTCCCTGTCTTTCTCTGAACCAGTCCATATTTCACCAAGATGTTGAATATCGAATTGCTTGATGATGGCTTTTGGGAATCGATCCTTTACAAATTCAACCGTTCCGTCAGTCGATCCCGTATCATAAACGATTATTTCATTTGAATAGTCATATACGGAGTCAAGCGTCTCTTTTATAAACGCCGTCTTTCCATTAAGTGTCATCATGTTTATAGCGAGATTCATAATCAATTATTGATGCAAAGTTCCGAACCGTCCGAAAAAATCTTTTTTATTGAAACGCGTTCTTTATGATTGTACCCTTTTTTGAACCCAATATCATGAGCTTTCGGCTCATGTTCCATGGTCGCCATCAAATATCCGCAACGGACAAAAACATCGTTCCACAAACTTCCTGCAATGCTATGATTACGAAACAACCCTATTTTGAAAAAATCTTCTCTCCTCATAACCCATGAATTGCTTCCCGCTCTCATATTGAGAAGATATTTTTTACCGTTTACTTCAATCTCTCCCATCCAATGTCTATGATTTCTATGTTCTCTATCTGTGCGCAATGGAGTCATAAGAATCTTCCTATCAGGATTCTGCTCAAGAACAGAGATACATTCTTCCAGCCATCCTTGCTTATACTCAATATCGTTATCGGTGAAAACAAGATACTCCCCGACAGAAAGATGAACGCCGATATTTCTTCCATAGCCAAAATATAAATTTTCAGAATTGCGAATATAGTGATGAATCTTTTTTTCATTACATAATCCAAGAAGATACTGTGAATCTTCTAATGAACCCCCATTGTCACACACGATAATTTCCACCTGAAGATGCTTTGTTGTTTCAATCAATGATTGATAACAACGTCGCATTACTTCTGATCGTTGTTCGTTCATTGACCAATGGGTTGAGATAATTGAAATTTTCTCCATATCTTATATTGAAAATCAAGATATTTATCCTTTGAGTATTTATCGCTTTCGCCAAGAAACTCATTGACACGGCAATAGAGCCCTTTCTTCTCGATATGTTTATAATCGGGATTTCTCTTTTCTAAAATCCTGCGCAGAATAACCTTTGTTTCAAGTCCATTGATTTTAAGCTCATCAGGCAATGAGTAGGCAAATTCTATGATTCGTTTATCAAGAAACGGACAACGATTCTCAATACCAAACGCACTACTCATCCTGTCTCCCATGCGAAGAAGTTCTTGCATGTTTCCGTTAAACTCATTCCATCCATATTCACTTACTGACATGGCTGGCTCAAACATTTTTTTGTATGACGGAAACTCCTTTTGCGCCAAATGATTGAAGTGAGGAGCGACATACCTTACATACCCGCCAAAGAGTTCGTCAGCTCCCTCTCCCGACAGAACGACTTTCACTTTTTTTGATGCTTCTTTGGCAAGTTTCCACAAACCAAATGGCGAAAAACTTGAGGCAGGATAATCGAGGTGGTAGATGATGTCTTCTGCTTTTTCGAGAAATTCTTCTTTGTAATCATATCTGTCTTCATAGGAATAGGTATATTCAAAATCATGAAATGTCTTGATAAGTGAGGAATCAATGCCACCTGAATAATAGAGGGCGTATGGAACGTCAGATTTCGTCCTTAGACGCACGGAATCATCAAGGAGATACTCTAGCTCTTCTTGGGCGTCAAAAATGCTTATATCGCGTTTTATTGGCTCCCAGTAGCGCTTTATATCAAGAAAACCTGTCTTTATATCATAAATGCCGTAATGAGCAGGTTTTAATTCCTTACAATCCCAAAAAAGAGCTTTTGCCTCTGATGCGAAACAAAATGGATTTTCTTTATAATAAAGTGGCTTCTCTCCCGCACTATCGCGCGCGAAAAATATCTTCTCACCATCATAAATGGCAAAGGCAAACATCCCGTTGAAACGGTCGAGGCATCCAACGCTCCATTCCTTCCATGCCTTGAATAGAACTTCAGTATCAGACTTTGTTTTGAACTCATGTTTCTCTCTGAGTTCATTTTTAAGTTCTTCATAGTTATATATTTCACCATTGAAAGAAAGATACGAGCCATCTTCTTCGTAAAGGCAAAGATTGTCTGATTCTAAATCAAGGATTGAGAGACGCCCCATCCCTATTGCGAATCCGTTTTTTTCAGCAGTTCTCGTTCCGTCAGGCGAGCGATGAATCATCGCCTGAAGCATCGAATCGACTTTCTCTATTGAATACGCGCCAGCTATACTGCACATACCGATTCGAGCCATTTCATAAAATCAGTTTTTGGCAGCCATTTGAGAATACTATGCGCTTTTTTTATATTTGCCCTTGAATGCATCGGCTCGTTATCTCTCTGTTGATAATATAATATGTCATCACTTATCTTGCGCGCAACATCATCTATCACCGTACTTATGCTCGAACCTATGTTTATCGGTTCTCCATTCAAAGGAAATGGATATGACATGGCGGAAATATTCGCATTAACCACATCATCGACAGAAACAAAATCTCTCGTCTGTTTTCCGCCGAATACAGGAAGGGGCATACCATTTTTTTTCTTATCCAAAAAAATAGCGACAGCCGCGCTATACGGTGAATCACATTTCATCCCATCTCCATAAACATTGAAGTACCGAAGACATACGGTATCGAGTCCATAGGTTGTGGAATACATTTTACAAAGTTCTTCTCCTATAAGTTTTGAAAAGCCATACGGAGAAAGCGGTTTCTTCTCGTCAAATTCTTCATACGCCTTTCCTGTCCTGTCATTTTTTGCGTTTATGCCATAGATTGCCGCCGATGATGAGAAAATAACGCGCTTAACAGATTCGGAGTGTATTGCGCACTCTAAGACATTCATCGTCCCAGATACATTCGTTCTAAATGTTTCTATGGGATTTTCAACGGATTTTTGAACATTTACTTCTGCGGCGAGGTGAAAAACATAATCAATTCCCGCAAAGTCTTTAGGTTTCATTTCCAATATATCTTTCCCGTCTACAATATCATATCCGACACTATCGGCATCAATTTTCTTCTGAAGATGAGAACCTATAAACCCCCTATTTCCCGTGATAAGAACTTTCATAGCCCGAATTTTTATCTAACATTGCCTTAATAAGTTTTGGTTCAAAACCGTTTTTTTGGCATACTTTGAAAAAAGCCCATGTATCTTTTGGAAAACATTTACCGCCATATCCTCTTTTATTTTTGAAAACAGCGGTATGCATTGGCTCAACACGAGGATCATCAATCCACCCCTCACGAACCTTGTGCCAATTTGCTCCCAGTATTTCGCATATCTCCCTAAGTTCGTTCGCAAACGTCACCTTCATTGCGCCCCATGTATTTTCCGCATATTTGATAACCTCGGCTTCCAGTGGTGTCACAAAACGGAACCGTGTTGTCGGGCCGAGAACAGGGACAAGTATATCGGCAACTTCAGAGCAATCCTCATCAGTTCCTCCAAGGATAACAAATCCATGTGATAGTGGATTCTGTGGGTCTGGGTATTTCGGTGGTGTATAATACTTCCCTTCGCCGAGATATTCTGGGGAAACGACAATCCTCTTATCGTATTTCTCTTTGAGGAGGTCAACTGTACCTGGTTCAAGGGCTGATTTTATCAAAATGAGTGGCGTTTCAATCCATGAAACAACATCTTCTACGATTGAGGTATCGCAACTTTTATCATCGGCTGATGGAGTTGGAACACATAGTATTGAAAGTTCGCATTGATTGACATCATTTCGCGTCCCAATTTTTAACGGTTCATCATACTGAATGGCATCAGGAAAAATCTTTAACATCCCTTTACCGACATAACCCATGCCTACAATCGCAATGCAATTTTTATTCATATTCTATTTTTAAGTCTTTATTTTACTATAACAAAATCCATAAAATAGGTAAAGAAAAAGGAATATGTATTTTAACCATATTCCTTTTTCTCATTTTTCACTACGCTACGCCGACGTTGTTGTTGATGAACTTGATGTTGTTGTAGATGACGTGGTAGTCGTCGTTGACGTCGTTGTACTTGTCGACGTGGATGTCGAAGATGTAGAGGTAGATGTAGAGGATGTACTTGTCGACGTGGATGTCGTACTCGTAGATGTTGACGACGTGGAAGTTGAACTCGACGTCGACGATGTAGTTGTAGTTGTGGATGTGGACGTTGATGTTGAGGTTGTTGTCCATGTGAAACCGCTTACACCAGATGTCCCAAATTCAAATTCAGCCATAGTATTTAGTGGCCGTATTCAGTCACGACGACGCGAATATGATTTATTCCAGACGCCAACTTTGCTCGACCATACAAAGTCAGTCCCGTTGAAGCAGGTTCTACAATAAATTGTCCAGAACCGACATAATGGGATGCTGATTTTATCCCTATATCATTCCTATACGACAACGCAACGCGGCTTGCTCCGGCTGTACCGACATTGAACCCCTTTATCGCAAAGCGACGCGGTAGCGCGCTTGTCTCTCCGCCGTTTCCGCTCCATGTACTTGACGCTTCAAGCGCAGTCCATGTATCCGTGAGACGTATAAGCGTCTCTTGTGTTCGCAGCGCAGTTTGCTGTGCGTATGCCATAGAATGGCCATTTATGAATCAATGGGTTCCTGTTCGACATCATCACCTTCTTGTTTTTCCACTTTTGGCGGACGGCCGAGACGTTTCTTTTCTTGGCCAATCAATCTATTCAATTCTTCTATTTTCGTCTCAAGTTTAAGAATTTTATCATCCTTTTCCTTTGTTTTACCGGCCAAGGCGCCAATAAGGTCATTTTGCCTCTTTAATTCTTCCTCAACTTTACTGTTAAAGTCATTTTCAGAGAGCGGTTTAATATCGCGGTCCTCCGCCATTTCAGGAAGAATCTGCGCGAAGAGCGATTTTCTCAAATCACTATCTCGCAATGTATCTTTTACATTGTGCTTTTCTTGCAATATGCGATCAACGAGATGTTTCGCTCCTATTTGAGCAACATAAACAGGCATGACCTTTTCTTCTCCCGCTTCAATCTCACGCGGTTGTTTATTGATGTGGAAAACAAACTTCTTATCGTCAATATTGACGAATTTTGTCGTGTCGATTTCAGGATTAAGTTCTTTCATATCTTTGGATAAGGGCTTCCTTCGTCATAAAGACCCCGCTTTCACGGCTGGACTCGAACTAATGTTCCCCCTTATCCGATTAATGGTTAATAACTAATCAATGGTGAGGAAGATTGCGCCATTTTCGCCAGTGGCGATTCCTGTGGCCGCCATTCCAATAACTGGTCGTGTGGTACTTGCCTCGTCAATAATCGCACCTGCGGCAGTATCCGCAACGACACTCTGGCCAACAGCAGTTACACCAGTTGATAAAACGCCGAAAATACCACCCGTTCCAATCCATCCGTAATCTGTATCTGGAATTGCTGAAACAGCTACACCAATAGGACAAGAAGTCGCTGTTGCTGGATGCTGAATAACATCCACATATGGATTCGCAACTAAATCAGCACGAGTATCGGTCGTCCATGCTGTTACGATTGGGTCGTAGAGTGTGATAACCAGTGTTGCCGCTGAAGCGGCCGGATGGCTCTTGATGCGATATGTCCGCCCAAGATCAGGTGTGACAGTTACAACAAGGTACCCATTCGCATATTCATTGGCGTCAACCGTAACGGTAGTTGTAGTCGTAACGCTTGTTGCTCCAACTGCCGCGGCGGCAAAAGCAAGTCCCTGATCTGACGTATTTTCTGCTTTTGACTGCAAAAGGTTACCAACAACAAGTGCTGTGCCACCGGCACGAACATAGCGAAACTTTCTTCCAGTTCCATCAATTCCTAGCGCACCAAGTTCATGTGACGGAACTGTTTCTGTTTCGTGGGGCTTAATCCCGTAAATAACGGGCAATCCGAATAAAGACATATAAATTCTCCCTGTTCAGCAAGGCCTTTAAGGGTATCACCCATAGACACGAGCCGAACTTAATACTTAATTAAGGTATCCAGTGAAGACCAACGGTACAAACAAGATCAGTAAGCGAAGTAAGTGTTCCTCCGTCTTCAAGAGCGAGACGGTCACCAGATGCAAGCTCAAGTGTCGCTGCTGTTGCGGAAAGTGTTGCTGCTTGATTGGTGTTCGCGCCAGTTGATAAGTCAACTGTTGCCGTTTGAAGATTCGTACCAGAACCCTGTGCCGTACCTGAAGGAACTTTTTCAACTTCTACAGTACCTGATGTTGAATTCGCGCTAAATGAATAGGTGATACTATCAACTACACACTTCGCTGGCGCAATCCAAAAACTTCCGAAGTTTGCCGCTGTTGCAGATGTTGCTCCAGGCAAAACAACTGATACTGTAAATCCTTTCACTGGAGATTCCTGATCGAACAATGCCGGATTTTTGAATGGCATAAGTTTTCCAGTTAAGGATTATATCAACTCGTGACACCCGTTCTTCGCGCATGAGTGCGAGGTGCGTCAGTGATAAGCTGTCCGTACCACAGAAGATGGCCCACAACGACATCCTGATTAGCCGGTTCTTTCCATCCAGTCCACGCAAAACCATTCTTCACTTCACGTTCCGGATTTGGGATCGTATAGAAAAACAAATGTTTTTCATTGAGCGTGAAGATATTTTCTGCGGTACATTTCTCATCAGCAACAAAGGGGATGCCACGGAATGTAAGAGCGCGGAATCCCTGATTCGCAGCCAATGTCCCGCCAACGCGCACCATGCCTGTTTCCGTCATGCGGAAATCATTCATACTGAATTGGTGAGAAACGGTTGGCGTAAGAAGTGCTTCAAAGATAGTGAATACCGCCGGCGTTGAAACCTTCAATGTCGGAGCATCATCTCCACGCTGTGCCGCGTCAAAATCCGCTGCAAGGTTTGCTAATGACAATGAACCTGACTGCGCCGTTCGCGTTCCGCGCCAATTCGTATAGGTCGCACGGGATAGTCCGCCGTATGTTGTGACATCAGTTGAATCCAAGTGTTATCGTAAAGGCTCTTTATCCTTTACTTCTCTATGTTTCCATAGAGGTCAGACTATATCATCCCTTTCGGGCAGCGTTTTCGTGGGAGTATTACTGGCGTTTTTTAGAGTTATATTCTTCATTATAACAAGGCATACACCTACCCCTGCCATAATGTGGTTTATCTTTTTCCCCACAAATGACACAGGATAAGAATTTTTTTGTCCATTTTCCATTGAGATATGGTTTTAATTTTTTCTTTAATCCATTTTTATACTCGTATCTCAACTGGCATGTGTTGGTGCAGTATTTTTTCTCTCTATGTTTATACGTTGGAGTTTGAGTTTTCTTTCCACAATATAAACATTTATAGATTTTTGGCTTCTTATAGTTTGGGTTATTCTCACCAGATTGGTTTTTCTTAACCCACGAACTATTACAAGCCTTACTACACCAAAATCTTTTAGACCTTTTTATTCGATAATAATGTCTAATCAATTTTGCATCACACTCTGAACATTGTACTTCCTTGTTAATGAACTGCTCTAAACGGTAGCCTCGACTCCTAGTCGTTACACCTTCCGAGAAGTTTCCATCTCGGCTTGGCTCGGTATTGTCCTTTTGGATGTCCACCGAATTTACGCCGTTTATATTTATCAAGCCTAGTAGCCATCTTGCTACTAAAAGTTCTTTTCCGAATATCAGCCTATGACATCCGAAGCAAAGAGTGATCCCATTATTCACATCAACTCTTTTTTCGTAATGGCTTCTTAGTGGGAATATATGGTGCGCTTCTATTCTCCCATTCTTCCCACATACTTTACACTTCCATCTATCTCTTCGATAAATGGTTGATCGCCATAGTTTATATTCTGGTGACTGTTTTAGTGCATAGTGTTTATCCATGCACTAATTATATCAAAGAACTTCTAGGGTTACAAGCTATAAGCAAGTGTGGACAATGTTTTATCCACGGCGGCATGAATACCGAGAATGTCCTTCGAACTATTTCCTGTACCATCAGAGTATACCTGTGTACCAATCTCATCCTTGAGGCGTTTTGTGCGCCATTCTATTTCTGTTGCGACAAGATTAAGAACTGCGGCATCACCCTGATTAACTGCTTTCTGAATGCCCGAAATAGGGATTGCGACATATACCTGCGACGGCGTGAAAGATGCGCGCTGGCGCGTATTCTCCTGTGTCGTCGAAAGTGTATCGAATCCAGAGTATGACCCAACTGCGGTAATATCCGACAAATGGACGGGCTGTTCGATAGAAACGCCGCCATTCCATGTGCGCGAATTGCGTAAAAGGCGCATTGAAAGGACATTGCCATTCAATACGCTATCAATCGCAGCCGGAATAAACCGATCCTGGGTCACACTCGTTACGATCGTTCCGAGTGCTGGCATAATAGTATGTTATTTTTTAGATAGCTCCGTTGCCGCTTCTTGGGCTATCTGCCATAAACTTTTTCCTTTGTCTGATTCGGAATAATCTTGCCTTCCTCCTCCGCCTTCATGGGCTGGAAGTTTCGGTTTTTTTTGAAGTTCTTGCTTCGCTTTCCCGATAGCTTCCTTCTCGACATTGGAAAGACGTTTATACGCTTTCATAGCGGCCTGTATGGATGAGTAGTCGTCTCCTTCTTTTTCAAGAAAAGAAAGGAAATCGTCTTTTTTCACATCCGTATGGATTGAGAGGATATTTTCGACTTCATCATTGAATTTTTTAAGTTCTTCCGTCTTTTTATCCTCCTCAATTTTCTTCTCTTCTGAAAGCGTCTCTTTGAGAAGACTCTTGAGATACTCTTTTGCCTGGAGTTCCTTTTGTTGTTCCTCTGTGAGGCCACTCCCTGATTCCTTACTTTTTAACGTGGTTATTTCACGTTCAAGATTCTTCATTTGCCCGTACACTTCCTTGAATCTCGATTCAGGAATCATTTTTTCTCCAGATTGAGTATCTTCTATTTCTGACGATGATGAATCGCCATTGTTAAATTCTTCGTCCATATTGCGCTCTTTTCCTAAAAATTAGGTTGCGGGCGAGTGAAGCCCGTGATGCATTTTTTTACGAGGTTCTGTCCTCACGTTGAGTATGTCATTTTACTGTTTTTTCCGCAAGAGGGATGCCATTTTTTTCATTGAGGGACGCTTACCCGATGCAATCAAACCGAAAAACCCTTTTTGTTTTTCCGTGAGTGAATGTGAACCGCGTACTTCCCCGTGGCGTAAAATCTTTTTCGCCTTCTCACGTGTAAGATAATGGGACGGCATACGTTTATAAAATAGTTCCAGGAGGTTCTTGAGGGCCGGATTGCGCTTGTTCCTGCGGGATAGAATCAGAAGTAAAAGGGACTGCCGGTTGTTGCCCTCCCTGGAGTATAGCACCACTCTTTGTTTGCACAAAATCGTCTATTGCTTCTTGCATATTGGAAAATTTTAACATTTTATACAATGTTTTAAGGCCTATTGCTCCAGATTGCCAGAGCATAATCCCTGTTTGCTTGATACTGAAATCATCCTCTTTCAATGTCGAACCGCTCTTTACCATTGGTTTCATCATTTTTCCGACACGCGAACCGGTAAAATTACGGACAAACCTCACACCATCCCCGCCAAGGATGGCGAATGAGCGTTCTTCTGTATAAAAAAGAGAAATGAGTTGTGTCCAATACTCCGCTATTTCGTCAAGCGCGCGCTCAAGTGTTCTTCCGACTAAATCAACGCGGCCTAAATCCGCTTCTCGCAGTATTTGGCGGCCTCCGAGTGTTTCCTTCCCCTGCCTTTCTCCTCGTGTTGTACTGTGGATACCCCAAATATTGTCAAACTCATTTCGTGAAAGTTGTAAATCTTCAAAGAGTGCGTTTGAAACTTGTCCAGGTGATTCAAAGCGTATCTTTGTCCCTGACGCCGCTTCTCTTCCGTAAAGAATAGCGCCAGGTTCATTTGTGATATTAGCTGCTTTTTCTTCACTCATCACATCGGAATCTATGAGGAGATAGGGATTTGAAACTTTCCCGACGATATCTTCTATTTGCCGTTTCCGTATATTGATATTATCCTGGATTGATTTTACTTGCTGGATGTAGTCGGTGTCGCCGATAATGCATTCTTCCGTTTCAAAAAGAGATTTTATGACATAGGGCTTTTTCGGAGCATCAAAGAAACCGTTTTTTTTGAAATAGGGATTTGATTCCTTTTTCAAAATCTCACTTCCAGCTTTCCAGACAACAAAATCATTCGTCCACACTTCTTTCACAAGATATGTTTTTTTTCTTACTTTTGTGTTTGAATCAACTTTTTGAGATTTTATTTTCTCCGCTTTTTCTTTTCCAAAAAAATCTTCAATTTGTCCGTAAGAAAGTTCAAGTTCCTCGATGACGTAGGCAAGCTCATCAACGGTTTTCCCATACTTCGGAATGCGTATCCTGCGCGGATCGATAACTTGAACGCCTACATCATCAATTTTTTCATCCCATACAACCTTAAAAACGCTGTAGCGTTTAATAATCATGTCACGTATCCATCGTTCGGCAAGTTCTTGAATATGAACGCGTTCAAATTGATATTCGAGAATGTCTTCGAGGTCAAGCGCGTCTATGATGCTTTGTTCGTCTTCCTGCGCTGGTTTTACAACAGCGTCAGGAAGGCGGCCAGTAACAAGCGGTATCTCTGTTTCAACGGCCATGAAAATTCGATTCTCGACCGACTTGGAATGCTTCCCCCGTATCTTTTGGACATCGGTTTGAATACCCTTGTAGTAAAGGAGATTTTCTTCCCAGATACGTTCAAGATTTCCGTAAAATTCTTGCGATTCTTGTTCCCATCCTTCGATAATGTGAAGAATGGTTGCATCGTCAAGAGTGTCGTTGAACTCTTCTTGCTCACTTTTTTCGGTATCCTCTACAGACGTATTTTCCGCAGCTACTTCAGGCATAGTGGCCTCTTTCTGCTTCCATTGCCCGATTTATGATTTTAGAATCAACCTGTTGTTCTTTGAGTTTTTTATAGTATGCTTCCGCCTCTCTTTTTCTTTGCATCATCTTTTTCTCATACGCTTCTCTTGCCTTCTCGATTTTATCATACTCCTTTTTATATAATGTCTCAAATCCGTCTTGTCCAGGTTGTATAATATCTTTACGAAATTCATACCGCTGGCGTTTCATTTTTTCTGATTTGAAAAAATACGGATCATCCTCTTTTCCTGTAATATAGCGTACCACTTCATGATTTTTTGGACAATGCGAAATAAAATACTCATCTTCGTAATAGGTCTTTTTCACGCGCGATGGCGTATCAAAATCCTCATGGCATTTATCACACCAAAAACTCACGATTTCTCTATCTTCATTCTTTATCATAATTGAAAATATGCGTTTCTGAAAGTAGGGGGGCTTTTGCCGGTTCACCGATTTTGGCCATAAACACGCCAGGCCTCACCTCTTCAACATAGAATGAATCCTTGACTCCTTCAAGGGGGACTGATTCGTCTTGTCGTTTCTTCATGACATTGCCATCCCTGTTTTGCATGAGCCAATAGAGAGCGAAGACAGTCGCGTCAACAAGGTCGTCATGTTCTCCATGGGGAAATGTAAGAAGTTCTTCTCGAAGATCGGGATTCTTTATCTGCACGAGACGCTGTTCAAAAAGATGAATGACGGAAAGGAGGCGCGTATATTTATCCTTTGGCCTTTTGTTGTACCCCACGCCGAGTTCAGCTGCTGTGACGGGAAGAAAAAGTTTGCGCTTCCTGCTTTTTTCCAAAAGTATGTGTTTGAAAACTTTTTGAAAAGCGACTTCTTCTATGATAATTCTATCCGGCCTGTAATGCTCGTAAAGATTGATGACACGCTCGATCTGTTCATCAATCCCCCATCTTCCTTTTTCAGAATAAACTTCTCTGAATCCTTCATCGGTTCTTTCAAAGAGAGAGAACCCGCGATAATCGGAAGATTCCTTCTCTGATATTGCCGGATCGATCGCAAGCGCCGAATACACTTTTTCTCCGCGCACAATGACATTGTCCAGCATATCCGGCTTTACCGGCTGCTCTTCAAGAGATATCGGATTATTTTGATATTCCGCCTCAAATGCATACGCTCCAAGTTCTCTCCGTAATTTCGTAAGGCGTTCCAAACTCCACAATTCTTCCCAGATACTTTTCTCTTCATTATCGATTGATACGATCGCCTTGTATTGTCGAACGATAAATTCTTCTTTGTTTTGCAATTTTGCTATGAGAGAAAATTGATGGAGCTTTGTGCCGACATATACGACATTCTGTCCAGGTTTGAGAGCGGGGAGTAGCGTTCTGAAAAACCAATGCTCCAATTTATCTCTTTGTTCTTTGCTATAGATGACTTCTTCATCTTCCAAGTCGTCACAGATGATAATGTCTGGACGAAAACCACGAATCTGAAATCCTCTGCCCTTCGCGCGAATCACACATCCGTTTTTCAAAGCAAGAATATCTTCCGTCCATTTATCCGATTTCATTTCTCCGAAGTCCTGCACTATCGTTGTATTATTTTCAAGTTCATTTCGCACTTTACGAAGAAGTTCTTTTGCCAATGATATAGTCGCGGAAACAAGAAAAATATCTTTCTTAATGCCATAGAGCGCAAGATAGAGAGGATAAACGATTGAACATATCGTAGACTTAGCAAAACCGCGCGGCGCGATAAAAAGAAGCCGTTCAATGTTTTGAGTTTTATCTTTAAGCGGAACTGCATCATACAAAAGATTCATCATCTCATAATGAAACGGCGGAGTCTTTGTGGTACGCAATGTTTTGAGATACGCAGAAAAAAAAGAAGAGACTGATTTCTCTCCTTCAATCCTTCTCTTAAACGAGAGAAGATTATTTAGTTTTATGTAAAGCTCCTCCTTTGTATTCTCCATAAGGCATAGAGACGCCCTTTACCTCTGATACCCCTTACGGGGCGATGATTTTCTTTTTGGGCCCTTCGAATCATTGAGATTTACTTGACAGTTTAAACATCCTCATGTACTATCAAGTAGTATAGCATATCCGATACACGTCAGATGGCTGGGAGAGGGGCGTCTCGCAAAACTCTTTTTTCCAGCTTTCGCACGTGTACCTGATATGCTTTTACGTTTCATGGAGTGGTTTTACAAGCGTACCCCAAAAGCTTGGTTTTCAATGATTTTTTGTAGAACTTCATTCAGCATATCTTTTTTTAAAAAAAAATACAAACCATTATATCTAAACACTCATGTTGATACCTGTGGATAACTTTTAGATGGTCATTTGAAAAACTGTGGAAAAAATATGGGGGGACTTGATGAATTTTTTTGATACCCCCTTGGGGGTCATGGGTGGGGTAGTCTGTTCTAAAATGTAATTGCGTATAATCTTAATTATACTCTATAACTATACCCTATTTATCTTATAACCATACGTATTATTGAGATACCCCCTCTATTACCACGGTATCACTTTGACCTAGCATCTTGATCTCATTCAACACCTCTTCTATCTTTTCATCGATATTATCAGCATTTATGCCATGGAGATGAAGATTCTGCACACTTGTATCCTTAGGATACCTGTTCTTCATTTTGTTAGCTTCTACGATTGCATTGAGCTTAGTTGGGAGCACTTTATTCTGTCTTACAATCTTACACAATTCCACGTCTAACACCTCATCAGTAAGCCCTACTTTCTCTAATTGTTCCCTTATCGCAATTTGCACATTTGTTTTTTGGAGGTCTTGTTTCATTGACACTACAGCTATTTCAGGTCTTTGCTTTGGCCATATTCTCCTCCCTGCTTCTGTAAGCGTACCGCCTTCCTTAACAACCGTATTTACAAATATCTTCGCCTTCCTCCTCAATTTTATTTCTGATCCAAATCCCATACATTACTCTTTATAATTTTTTCTCTCAAACACTCTTATCTCATCGTGCGATGTCGCGTTATCTTGTATCCTAGCCTCGCGTGGTGAGCCATGTAATGCGTTCCTAGGCGTTTTCTTTTCATAATTGAGGGCACCTGCCTTATCCGCTATACAATCGCTTATAAACGCATATAAACGCCATATCCAATACGCAAGTAATACAATGGCGAAAAAACTTAATGTCATACTTAGCGTCATAATCCACAGTGCCATATCCAACATACATTTTAAGTATACAACATGTTAATAAGTTTGAAATACCTTATGATATTACCATAACCACACTACTTGACAAGGTAATGGGGTTATAGTAATATAAATGTATAAGAAAATAAATAACATAATCTATGAGTGAACCTTCATACATGGATGAATGGCATCGCGATCACGAGTCTCATTTGATTGAAGACACACAACGATGGGCCGAAGAAGAAGGTTGCCCATTTTGCCAAGAAATCTGCGGGTCTGCCGAACATTCGGGCGAGGCAGTTAAATAAAACGCTCAACGCGCATGCGATGGCCACGCGGCGCGCCACAAAAGCCCACGACACATAAAACAATTTTATGGAATGTCCTCATATTTGTCTTGAGTGTCAGCGTAAAAACAAAGAGCATGATATTACAGAAGTTGCGAAGGCGCAGGCATGGAAGTTTAACAAAGCTTCAGCTATGGTTTCAGGATTTGTCCTTGAGAAATTGAAAAATGAATTGACCGATACAATGAAGTCCTATATTGAAAACGATCTGGATGAATGGACGGGGCTTTCTCTTCTCAATATGGACAATGACCTCGCCATAGCACAGCTTAATCATTTAATAAAATAATATATGTCATTCAAGGAAAAGCTCCTCGAACTCCAAAAGCGCGTAAAACCAATAAAAAAAGAAGAGAAAAATCCTTACTTTAACAGCACTTATTTCAATATAAACGGCTTACTGGCCGAAATAAAACCACTTCTCTCCGAACTTGGCCTCATTCTCTCCCAACCAATTTCTATCCTTGATGGAAGAAATATCATCAAGACAATAATAAGAGATGCTGAAACAAAAGAAGGAGATGACCCTACTTACATAGAATCAAACATTGTCATACCGGAAGTGGCTGACGCTCAAAAACTCGGATCAGCCATAACCTATCTCCGTCGCTATTCTATCCAATCGCTCCTCGCCTTAGAAGCGGAGGTAGACGATGACGGTAATTTGGCTTCAGGACACGTTTGGAGTACAAATAAAGACACTACCTCTATTTTTGACGAAAAACCCCCCATATCTCATCCTGTGCCATCACAGGGGCAACGTATACACGGAGCTGGCATCTATTTTGAGGGGAAATCTAAAAAAGAAGGTAATAAGTGCTCCAAGTGCGAGGATGGCACTTATGTAACGAGTCCTAAATCCGGCAAAGTTTTCTGCGACAAGAAATGCTGGCTGCGCCAACCCCCGATACAACAGAAAACAGGAGTAGTAGTAGTGAACGATTCGGATGAAATACCTTTTTAGATAAGTTATGCTCCACCTTCACACCGCTCTTTTCACAACCTTTCTTGCCTTTATACTCGCTCTATCTGCCGCTATCGCCGATTCAGGCATTATCACGTTAAGTGGTGAAAATCTCACCAGTACGGAAAATGGACAAAACAGTTCAGGTGCCGGTTTCGGCGACGCGGTGGAAATAGTAACAGCAATAAAACCGCCCGACCCCTGCTATCTCTCAAACGTTTTTTGCGATAATAAGAGATGGATGAGAATAACTGAATATGGTTGGACTGGTAACAAAACAGCGAGCGGAAAATATCCTTACATTGGAGCAGTTGCCACATCTGATAGAACAATCCCATTTGGTACAGAAATAATAATTGATGGAAAGAAATATATAGTTGAGGATAGAACAAACAAACGAATACAAAATACAATAGATATATTTAGTAATAACCCAAAAGGGCTTTCCTATAAAACTGTTTACTTCAAATAAAATATGAATAATAATTTCACTTCAACTAAAAAATGTAAATGCTATAGTACGCACACTTCGATAAGTCATGCTGGCGATAATGGAACTGAAAAAACATGGACTCTGTGGAGTGTTGAATGCTTATACGGCAAGATGAGTAAGAAAGAATACAGTAAACTTCAAACCATAAAAAAAGAGAATGTATGAATGAAACACATGATTTTAATTGTCCGGCGTTTAGCTTTGATGCTACTAATTGCAGGTGTGGCTTTTCAAGAACAAAAGAGATTGGAACGCTGAAAATTGATAAATATATACAACCAGAAAGTGGCTTTGAACATCTACAAGAACCAAAAGGAACGGGAATGTCTGAATGGGAATGTCCTCGATGCCGAAGAATCAATCATATACTAAAGCTTACTTGTGACTGTCCGCCAAGCGTACAATCATCATCAACGATATGCCCATAGAAACCAACAACACCGCAGGAGAGTCTTTTGGGATGGAGGAGATTTTAGAGGAGTTTAAAAAATTACTTTCAATCTATATCAGTGGATGGGGTGAGTGCCACGAAGAAAATGATCAACTTTATACAGAATTAAGAGCAAAAAGAGACACCGATGCCATGTATGACTTCATCCGCAAAGCCTACCTCGCAGGCGCACTCGCTCACCAGGAAGCAACGAGGGTGGAGAAGAAAGATTGTATGTATTCGCCAGATGCTTCAACAATAGAGAATCATATTAAGGTTTTGAAAGACGAAGAGTATAACAAAGCAATCGAAGAAATAACCACATTGAGTGAGCGTTTCCTTAAGTCGCTTGGGGAGGGGAAGGTATGAGCTTATTTACTCAAGAACAAATTGATGCATACGATAGAATGGTAGATGCGGAAAAGGAAAGTGAAAAAGTGCGTGAGTTATTTGAGAATGGAACAAAAAAAGAGAAATTTATCTACGCGGCAGAACGGGCAGGATTCACAAAAGAACAATCTCAATTTTTATTTGATTTTATATGCCCATAGAAAACCACGACACCGCAGGAGAGTCTTTGGGCTTGGAGGAGATATTGAAGTCGCTCACATGAAATACTTATCATTATTCAGTGGCATCGGAGGTTTTGAACTAGGAATACAACAAGCGTATGAGAATAGCTGGATGGTCGATAAGAGAAGATCGCCTGATTCCATATCGAGCGGACAAGAAGAGGAGTACGGTTCAGGAGTGGGTGATCCATCTTCAAGGATCAGTTTGCATGAGCTTAACAAATCAGAGGCGACTTGTATTGGTTACTCCGAAATTGATAAATATGCCATCAAAATCTATGAACGACACTTCCCGGACCACCGAAACTACGGAGACATTAAAGCAATCAGTACCGATAATATCGACCAATTTGACCTGCTCGTTGGAGGATTCCCTTGCCAAAGTTTTTCAATCGCTGGAAAGCGCGGAGGGTTCGATGACACTCGCGGGACGCTCTTCTTTGAAATTGCGCGAATACTGCACGATAAACAACCTACCCGACTCCTACTGGAAAACGTTAAAGGACTGCTTTCTCACGACAACGGATTCACTTTCAAAACAATCATCTCCACGCTTGATGAACTGGGGTACGACCTCCAATGGCAAGTGCTTAACAGCAAGAATCACGGAGTCCCCCAGAACAGGGAGCGCGTGTTCATTGTCGGACATCTTAGAGGAACACCCCGACCCGAAGTATTTCCTTTCGGAGTCAGTAACGCAGTCAATTCTAAGCAGAATGCACAAGGGAACGACATTGCACACACCCTCCAGTGCGGCGATAAGCACCGAGGAAGCTACATTCAGAACCCAAAATTGATGAATTATAAAAAGGATTATGAAAACAGCGTAGCAATAACAGCAACAAGTTATAAAGAACCGCCTACAGTTAATGCCATCCGTCGTCTTACCCCAACCGAGTGTGAGAGACTTCAAGGATTACCAGACGGATGGACAGAGGGAGTCAGTGACACCCAGCGATATAAGTGTCTTGGAAACGCTGTTACAGTGAACGTGGTACGAGAAATAATGCGCGAGATAATCCCGAAGGATACTAATAAGCGTAATGTTTAGAAAAGAATAACCTATGCCAATCCTAATAGACGTAAAAGCGAGATGTGAGAAATGCGAGAAAGAGATTATGGTTGAAGATGTTCCTCTTAATACCACTACATCAATAGTATGGACGGGAATAGCGGATAAAATATCTACTCATTCATGGAAGATGTTGCCAGCGCCTAGTAAGAGAAATTGGCATATTGTATGTAATAAATGTAAGTGGTAATATGAAGACATGGAAACGATGTGGACACAACCGAAAACAACGTGCGACTTACTTAACAATACGGGATTTGTTCTTACCGTTATTTTTCTTATTATATGGTCGATTCTTTGTATAGGTCTTTTTATTAAAATGGATTAGCGCTGCAAGCGTACCGTATGAACTTGTCCGTCATGCGGTATGCTTGGAGGGATAATCGCGGATGTTTCAAAGCATGGTTTCATTCGCGTATCCCCCAAATATGGAGGGCGGCAAAATGTTTGTGGGTCAACGACAAGGTTCTCCCATAAAATGAGCTGGGAGGAATCAGAAGTGAGCCAGTCGCATAATGATTCCTCGGTGTTCAAATCACCAGCCCTCCGTATATCAGTAATCGGTCACAAATTGTGACCAACTCGTACCTTTACAGAAAGGAGGTCGGTACAGTGTCTAAAGCGAAAAGAACTCGCGGCCGTGCTATCGTTCTCCTTTTCAAGGATGGCGAGCAGCACGAGACTCTGTGGAAAACGATGTGGAACAACTTGTTTTTCCACTTCGCTTCCCAAGACAATGGAATCATACTCAAAGTGAGGCGCGATCTAATCTTGAAAGGAGATGAGCCATGTTCTTGCGGGCGGCACTCATTGGATTCACGGTAGCGTTTCTATTGGTGCAGGGCTACCGAATCATTTATCCAGAATGGAGGTTGTGATGCCTTCATGTGTCATCTGCAACCATACAGATGCGTTCGCCTACATTCAGACACCGATAACAAAGAAGCACATCTGTGTTCCCTGCGCGGGTGTCATCAAGGACCTTCATTCACACTATATCCTCGATGTAGCGCACAAAGGAAGACGCGAAGGACATATCCACACTCATCGCAAGATACAAGATCCTGATGGGAGTATGCCATGAAATGCAGCGATTGCGACTTCGAGGCGGATAATGCGTTCCTATTCGCCTACGCGGACATCGACAAGCAAGATGAGCCATCCTGCATGAACTGCATACTTGGAGCAATCGAGAGGAGAATGAGAAAAGTGGAGAATACACTTCACAAAAAGTCATGTATCCTCTGTGGGGGCAAGGAGTACGCGAATAACCTATTTTCAATCATGTCCGCACCTACGAAGTTGATATGCCGCTCATGCGTCACTATCCTTGCAATGAATGTGGATAAGGAAAAGAAGGTTGAAGTCATTGAACGTGATGACAGGACAAGAAAATAGCCGACCGAAACCGCCGACAGGGGAACTGTAAGACGCCCCACGTCGTCGAAGCAGTTCCCCTCATTTTTTTGAATATGCCAAAATTAAGTAGTTATAAAACAAGAGAAGAATATAACCAGTATTATAGAGAGTATCGAAAAAGGAATAATGACAAGATGCGCCTCTATTGGAAAAAGTATTATAAAATAAGGAAATTAAAGAAATTACATGACGAAGAAAGGTTGGGGGAACGCGGCCAAGAAGACAATATATAAAGGAAAAGTTTATGATTCAAAATTTGAATCTGAATATGCGATGATTCTTGATTCAATGCTTCGTTCAAAAAAGATAAAGTCATGGGATAGGCAAATCAAGATTCCAGTAATAATCAATGGCGTAAAAGTTTTCTCCTACACAATAGACTTCTCTATTATCCACAATGACGGGAGTATCGAATATGTCGAAACAAAAGGGTACGCAACTTATGTATGGCGAATAAAATGGAAAATACTTAATGCCATCCATTCAAAGATAAAGGGCATTAAGTTTACGCTTATTTCTCAAAATAAAATATCATTCAAATAGCTACTTTATTTTGTCGGTTATCACTTACTTCAATTCAGCGAGAACCTTCGTAAGTTCTGTCATTGCTAAAGCTGAGTGATTGATATGATTTCCTATCAATTTATAATTGACCCACAGTGAAAAAACCGCAACTCCGGCAAGCCCTCCCTGCACCAACGCCTCAACTATTTTTTCCTGCATATTTCCTTTTCAGATAATCGACAATGATAATAAGCGCGCCGCCTATAGTAAGCTGTGCGACATTCGGAACATTGACAATGAATTGGTCAACGAGAAAAGGCAAAAGAAAAATAAGAAATGCCTTTGCCGCCTTTATTAATGATTGTTTGAAAGAAAATTGCATAGATTAATATTTAGTTTTATAAAGCCATTGGTCTTCTACGCGCCCTTCAAAAATCGCTTCATAGTCCCATGATCCATACACAAGCCCCTTTATTTCCCTGTTTGTTGGGAGGCGCACTATCTTTTTTAAGAGCCATGGATTGAAAGCTGTTTTCTTTTCCAAAAAATAATTCCTTTTCTTATTATATCTCATATCAACAGGCAATTCTTTTGGAATATCCCTACTTACCCATGCGTCCCATATCGGGTATGATTTGTGAAAATAACAATAACCATTCAATCCCCATTTCTCACCCCAGCTGTTTTTCACAAGCAACCATCCGTTTGCTTTCCATCCACACACAGCAACTGCATGACCATATTTCCACCCATCCTCTTTCTTCCATTCAAGATTCCCACTCTCTTTATCAGGCGTGTTGTAAGAATTGTACCAAGGCACGGAAATGACGACAATGCTTCTATTTTTATATAGTGCTGACGCAATCTCGTTAAAAGAAACGCCTACGCGCCAATATGACTCTGATTTATGCTGTGTTGCATCAAGATAATTCGGTATGTTGTTCCAATCGAGATATTCACGTTCCGTAACATCATGCCGCTCTGGATAATCGATTTCATCTACTGCCCCGTAATCAGTAAGAACTTTGAAAGCATTTCTCGTGTGAGCCCCCCATGACGTGTTTCCCTCAATTTGTTTTGTTCTCGCATAAATATACCGAGCAGAAAGCTCTTTTCCCTCTTGGATTTGTTTATGGTATGAGGTTGCCTGTGCTGTGCAAGAGCCGAAACCATTCTGATTTTTGAGTGGGAAAGGGTCATTGAGGCGGAAAGAATCCGGCAAATCATCCTCTGCAAATTGGATACCGCCAAGACGATAATCTCTCCAATCACGCCTATCCTTTTTAGCCCCTAATCTTTTATCCACTTGCATAAAATCTATTATTCATTTATAGTAATATAGTGGTTTCGGGCAACATTATGGTACTATAGTGACGAGTCCCTGTTCGCCCGAAACAGGGGCTTATTTTTATATCATATCACACTATGGAAAAGCGGAACAAGAAGATAGGGGTTTTAACAACATTCTATGAGTTCAATTCTTCTTATTCTCTTTGCTCTGTTGTCGAAGCTCAACTTTACGCGCTTGTGGAAAACGGTTATGAAACCGTTCTTTTTGTCCATGATAACTTCAATGATGACAACCTTGTTCCAAATGGAGTTGAGATACGAAAGGTAGTTCCACGATTTTTACTTGTGGATTATTCTGCGAATCAAGAGATGTCACCGGACCTTGAAAACCAAGCAAAAACGGCTTATGAAGCATTAAAAGAACATTGTTCTGATATTGATATTATTCTTGAACACGACCTGATATTCCAAGCGTGGTTCTTGCCATATTGCATGGCAATCCATAAATACGCTGAAGAATCAAATATAAAATGGCTTCATTGGATACATTCTAATCCTTCATCACGTCCAAATGAGATGAAGTACCCACATAATTTGCGGTATACATTACCTAAAAACTCAAAACTTGTATATCTCAATAATCATTATCTCGTCAATGCGGCCGAAAGCTACGGTGTTTTTCCGAAAGATGTGCGAATAGTATATAATCCTCTCGATCCGCAACTTTTTCTCAATCTTCACAAGCTCATCAAAGAACTTATCCACAAATACGATATTTTATCAACAGATTATCTACAGATTTATCCTGTTTCAACGCCGAGAATGATGTCTGGAAAACAGCTTGGTATAGTCATTGAGATAATGGCGGCTCTGAAAAAACAAGGTAAGAAAATTGCACTCATTGTATGTAATGCTCATGCAAACGATAAAAGAGAAAAACAACTTATCGGTGAAACGATAGCATGGGCGAGTACAAAAGGAATTACACGCAACGAGCTTATTTTCACATCGCTTGAAGATGAGCCGAATTACCAACATGGAGTGCCGCGTGAAGTGGTATCGCAATTATTCCAGCTTTCTAATCTTTTCATTTTTCCAAGCACGTCAGAAAACTGTTCCCTCATTCTTTTAGAGGCAATGCTTTCTCATAATCTCCTCATTCTCAATAACCATGTTCCGCCAATGAGAGAATTTGCGAAAGAAAATGCTCTCTACTTTGATTTTGGAGGGATAGGAACAAATGTTGAATACAAAGATAGGGATAGCTTCATGAACGATGTCGCAAAGATCATCAATTCGGAGTTCTCACAAAATAAAGTGCTAAAGGCAAGTAACGACATAAAAAAGAATTATTCGTATAGCCATATATTCAAGCAGTCAATAGAACCTCTCTTTTTTGAATGTTAATCCATTGCCTTAATAGGTCTGGAGTAATGAAGCCAGTAAAAATATTTGGGAATAAAAATAAAGCATGGAAAGGAGATAGGGCAAGTTACAGCGCAATACATCATTGGATGAAAAATAACTTCGGTAAACCAAATAAGTGTGAAAAATGTAACATTAAAAATCCTAAAAGATATGAGTGGGCGAACCTTAGTGGAAAGTATAAAAGGGTGAGAAGTGACTGGCTTATGTTGTGTACGAGTTGTCATAAAAAAATGGATTATGGAAACCCCGAAAATTGTTT